CGCTTCTTGCCACGCAAATCAGAAACGGTGTCAAACCTATCTAAAAATATAACGTTCATTTTGCCTTTCCTTCGGACAGCCAAGAAGCCGCCGAACAATCAAGATGTGCGGCGGAGTTTGTCCGTCCGCACCATCGCCCAAGAGTTGGGCGGTTATAAAAATTTTGCTATTTCCTGCGGGGCTTTGATATCCAGCCTGAGCGCGAGCTTGCCGTCATAGTGAAATTCGGTGACGGGTACTTCGCCTGTGCGGTAGGGGAAGTATTTGAGGATGGTCCTGATCTCGGTGTTGGTGGGAAGCGAGTCGGCGCGTTGCATGATGAGTGTGACGCCTGAAATGCTGGCTCGAACAGTGAGCGCGAGTCCGCTTTTGAGATTGCGCTTGTATGGAGTTCCCTGCCTTTGCATGGACTGACTGAGCATATCTTCAAGTATTTGCGTGAGCCTGGGCTTTTCGTTCATTGGCTATCTCCTTTAGTTCTTTGGAATGTTCGAGCACTGTCTGACCTGTTCTCGGAATTTATAGATTGTGTGGCGCGTGTTTTCTTTGAGCAACATTTGCGCGTCGGCTTCAGTCTGTTGGATAGCTTTCTCTGCGAGCGTGAGCGCCATAATCAAACGCCTGTTCAAAATCTCATAGGCTTGGTTCTCATCGAACAACTCGCTCATGGTTTGGCGTTCGTTCACCCACTGGTCGAGGGCTTCGTCGATGTCCGAGGTTTGGCCCGTGATTTCAAGGAGGCGGTCTTGCGTGTCTTTTTGTTTGTACGAGGTCATATTCTTTTCAATATCTCCGTTCAATCTTTGGGCTCTCCCGTATAGCTGTTGTAGTGAATCCACACGTCGCGGATGATCGCGTTTCGTAGATCGGATGGCAAAACGTGGGTCCACCAGTACAAGTGCGGCGGGATTTCCTTTCGCTCTTTCTTCGCGCCTTCTTGCTTGTGTCGCTTTTTGCGAGGTAGGAACATGGCGACGCGAGCGGCTTGTCCCTTTTCGGTGGCATCCGTCGGCTCGATGCCTTTGCGAATTAGGTTGTGCAATTGCCCGACATTGACTCCGATCTTCTCCGCTAAGATGTGGTATTTGTAGCCTTCGCCGCGTAAGTTCTTCGCGGCTCGGAAGGCGGCGCGTAATTTGCTCGGTGTGTTGGGGTGGATGAACGGCTTGGTCATTGACACGTCACGATCTGTAAGTAGTCCGCCTTGCTGTATCCGCTTGCGCCGTCGGCGGTGGCGATCTTCCACCAGTCGCCGACAGCGGACTCTAGCGTGACCTGCTCCCCTGCCATGAGGTAGTCCACGACGGCGGCTTGTTCGTTCGGGGCTTGGCGAAGGTGTAGGGATCGAGCGGCGGTTATGATGGCGCATCGATTCGGCGCGGGCGTGTTCCATGTTTCGAGGTCGAACACTGCGCCGCTGGCGGGTTCGTCCGATTGCGTTAGTCCCGCTGTGTTGGTCGGCGCGGGTGTTGCGCTGATCTCGATCGTGCTTTCCATGCATGCGAGCGAAGCGAGCGCGAGCGTAAGAAAGAAGAGAGTCATTTTATTCATAAGATAACCTTTCTTAGTATATAGCAGTAGGGGCGGCGTACATGTGGATAACTGCCTTTTTCTTCTAGTTTTGGCGGGTACAACTTCGGTACAACTCGGGGGGAAGTCCGCCCTTTTCGGTACAACTTTCTCGGACTGCCCGAAAAGCTCGTTTTTTCGTATAGTCTCGGGTACAAGTCGGGTACTTGTACCCGACTTGTACCCGACTTGCACGCGAGTTATCCACAGGGTTGATATTCGATGCGGTCAAACTCTTTGTTATAGATCATGCGGTAGTCGGTGGTGGGTTCTTCGAGCGCGTTGAATGCGTCTTGATATTTCTTCCAGCCTTCCTCCGACCACAGCCACGGATTGATTAGGTCCGGGTCTGTTAGCATGGTGGCATACATGGCTTCGAAGATTTCCGCTCGGTGTAGCTCTTTGTCCATTTCGCCGAAGATGTCGAGCGTCGGGCGGATGTGTTGGATGCTTTCCAAGACTCTCTGGCGGTACTGCTGAACTATAGCGAAATTGTGCCTTTCGAGGTTGGCGACATAGGCGGATTGTCTGCGTCTCCAGATTGTATCTTTTTTTATAATGATCGGTCGCGGCATGGTAACTCTCCTTTTTTTCTGCTCCTCCGTCCCCGTTGCCCCGCCGTGAACGAGGATAATGAACGAGGAGGAGGAGGATTGTTTGTCACGTCACGGGTTGTGACATTTTCATTTCGACCCGTGACTTTCGCTTCCTGCATCGGTCGGAGCAGGTGAGTTTGTCGGGAAACGTGGTTGTGAACTTCTTCCCGCAACCACTACAGGTCTTGCGGATGTAGGGGCGTCGTTGCCCCGTGAATCTATTCAGGGCGAAAGTTGCTCCCGCTGGTTGCGGGTCCGTCCGTTGTCGCTTGTTTCTCGGTAAAGACTTTTGGCGCTGGGATGGCTCCGCCGAAATGTTTCTTGCCTTGCTTGGGTTTGAACTTCTCGGCGATCTCGGCGTTTGCCGCTTCCATGACTGCGTTTTCGCCTTCGATGCTTTCGAGGTATTCGATCTTCTTGTCGGCAACTCTAGCCTGAAAGTCTTGGTCGGCTTGCAATTCTTTTGCCTTCGCTTTTGCGATTGGGTCGGTGAGGAAGATCGTTCCCCATGCAAACAAAGTAAAGATGATGCTGGCAATGGAGAAGGGTTCGTACCATTGGATCCACGAGGGCAGTGTTGTTCCCGCGTATTTGTACAGCAAGGCGGCGAATGAAACGATGGTGTTGATCGTCACGATTGCCATTTCGCCGTAGTAGAGTCCTATTGTGATTGCGCGATGTTGTCCTGCGATTGCCCATGTATGGAGGGCGACGGGGAAGGCGAGCATCGAGCCGCCGATCATCAGTCCGCCGACGACCATTACAAAGCGGGAGAAGTAAGCGTTGACGGGGAAGGCGGTCAACACGAAGGATATAAACAACGTGGTGGCGGCAAGGACTACGCCGACATAGACGAGTCCGCCGAATGCCATTGCGCCGGCGCGTCCTTTCTCAAAATCTGTTTTTCCGTTCATTGGTAACTCTCCTTTATTAGTTGATTGATCTCGATAGGTACGGGCTTGCTCTTGATCCGCTTAATTGCTCCATGCTTTTCGAGTCTGAGCATGTAGTATCGAGCAATGGATGTCGAAGTAATGCCCGTAGCCTTTTGAATATCTCGAATCGTTGGCGGGATCGTGAACTCCCGCCAATGATTTTTGATAGCCGACAAGACTTTGCTTTCTCTGTCCTTCATTGGCGAACACGGGCGCGACTTGATTTCGCGCCTTGAACTCGTCCCCATGCTCCAAACGTGATGAGATTCAGGAACATGTCTTTGAGTGTGAGCAAGATAATCATTGGTAACTCTCCTTTTTTGGTGTAGAATATTTTTGCCGACCATCCGAGTTGGTCTGTTGGTAACTCACCTTTTCTCGGGCGGTCGGCTTCATCGGTCCCGCGTTCACGGCGCGGGTTTGTCCTTACTCAGGACATTGCATTACACAGGGCGGGGGGGTTGTCTGCCCTGAATAAGCCTAGGTCATCCGGGAAGACGGCGATTGCCGTCTCAAGGTTTTCGCGCTGTGAGATTTCTCGTGTTCTTTCGCTCTCTAAGTAGGCGCTGAATTTCGTCCATCGGGATTCGGTAAACGCTCTTAGCGCGTGGATCGATCTTTTCGGCGTAGAGGCTCCCGCGGGTGATCATATTGCGGACGGTGCGCTCGTCCACTTTTAGAAGTGAGGCGGCTTCGGATGTGGTCAACGTGTGGGACATGCTCGGAATATACGGCAAGTTGGGGAAGTTGTCAATGGCTACGGGTCAGGGTGTTTGCCCCTGCTCCGTAGCCGCTCTTGTTCTTCAGGGGGGGGACCGGGACGGCTTTCCGAATTATGATGCCCGCTTGTGCGGGCATGGGGGAGGGTGAGCCGTCAGACGCTTTGTACCCGTAGTATTTGTTCGTGATTCACTGGTAACTCTCCTTTATTCCGTCGGCTTGCTGATCTTGATCGTTTTCTTCCCGCTCTGCATGGCGGGGGACAGGGTGATGCGCGTCCCTGCCCATTTGGTAAAATCGTCCGTGCCTGTGATCTTCCAGAGCGCTTCGGTCTGAGTCTTGTTACACTTCAGGGAGCGCCGTGCGTCCTCGAAGTGTATCACCAGTTCCGGCTTGTCACGCTTCTCGATGCTGTTGAAGATCATGCGGATGTCAGCATGGTTAATTGTAACTGTGCTCGGCTTGTCCACATGCGAGGGGGACAAGTAGAACGTATATAGGGCGTGGATGCTGTTCGGGGTTGGGGTGGTCATGGGTTAGTCTCCTTTACTAAATCCATCTTTCGCGATTTGCTTGAGTTCTTGCGCTGTGTATGCGCCGATATATGCCGACGCAATCAAGTTTAGAGCGTTCAGCGCTTTTGCGATTTGTTGACAGGTCAGTTTATCGCTTTCGCACACAAGTCCGATATTCCCATCTAGGACAACATAGCGGCGATATTGACCATCCCCTAGATATGACTGGATGAATGGCGCTTTCATTCTGGACCTTTCTACCAGTCTTGAATATATTCCGGATCTTTGCTCTCGGCGACGATCTGCCATTCGAGCGGGACAAGTGGGGCGGCTTTGTAGAGGGTGGCTTCATAGTTCCCGTGCCCTAGATGGCTTATATAATACCCTTGCCGTTTTAGTGGGCTTAATGCGTTAGCGAGCGGCAGAGTCCCTGCGCCGACGTGTTGATTGACGCCTGTACTGTAGTCATAAGAGTAATAGCAATCGGCGAAGCATTCATCGCACCACGCTTTTCTAAATTCAATTCTGTGCGCCATGTTACACGCTCGCTACTTCTTCGGCGTCGAACGCCGAATAGCCGACGGCGTAGGGGATTGATTCGGGGTTTGACAAACGCGGCGAACCGAATGCTTGAATTATTGTGCCATCATCGTATTTCAAGGCTACGCTTTGGATATGACGGAACGGGACGACCGCAGAATAAAGCGAGCCTTTGACCTGTACTTCTGCGGTTTGGCTTTGGGTTTGGACATCGGCGATGAAGCATTCGCGCCATGCGCCATTTATGGCGCACCATGCCACGAGATTGATCGAGCCCTTGCTGGTATCGGGAAACATTTGGTAACTCTCCTTTTTTTTTTGACCGCGCGACCGCCGCGCGGATAATCACTTTACTTGATTTGTCAAGGGTAGGATGGCTAAATAAATGACAACTGCGCCGACTGCCACGACCAACACGCAAAACCCTGGAACGAGGACGCGACCCACTGACCAGCGCAAGAGGGGACAGGAGCCGGCGCGGACGCCGCGAACGCAAAGACGGGCAAGCCCGAACCGACACACTCACGAGCCACGGCGAGGGAGCCGGGACCCGGCGCGAAGAACACGGCGGAGCTGCAGCCCTGAAACGCGGCGATTGATCGCAAGAGATAACGCGCGGGCATGGGGGCGGAGGAACCGCCAGCGGAATAACGGACTTGTTTTTGTGGGGCTTGCCTAACCCAAAGAGGGGCAGTGGCACAAGAGGGCGCGACTGCGAAAACGACGAGAGACGACGGCGAGAAAAAGCCAACATAACTGACAACGCTCTGATCTGCGCCCTTTTGACAACCGACATGCACCGATTGACCGGATAAGACGACGGCGCGCAGGACCGCAATGCTTTCTTCGCAGGGGGAAAAATGGCGGGAACCGCCGAAATAGATTGATGACATTTTGACTCTCTTTCTTCGATTGCCCCAATGATAGCACACAATGCAAGACAATGCAAGACGAAAAGATGAGAAAAAGATAAGAAAAAGCCCTACTTGTGAACGCACGCACAACACACAACACACACACAACACACACACACTAGCCTTTTTTCTTTTGGTTCTTTTCTTTTTTGGGCAATGCCAAAAAAGAAAAGAACGGGGATGCTCTTTCAAAAATTTTGCGAGCGGAGCATCGTCAAAATTTTTGTTACCCGAAGCGGCGTGTTATGGAATGTAAGCACACAACAAAACCGAATGCCCTAGCCGTTAAGAAAAAATGCAAGTGCGCTCTCAAAAATGCAAGTGGGGCAATGCTGTTTTGGTGGTGGCGTGCGGCGGCTCTTGTTCTTTCGCCGCAACGTCCATCCACCAAAAAGCAAACACGGGTTTTGCCCCACATTGCATTTTTGGCACTTGCATTTTTTTAGGCGGGCATATACTTCGGTTGTGTGCTGGAATGAAATGCGTTTGGGAACTTTCAGGAGTTTGCTCTTGACTTACGTCTAACGATGTTATACAATGCAAGACAAAGGAGTTTCCGTCCATGAAAAAGAAAACAGATGAAGTAAAAGATCGGCATTTGGTCCGCAAGAACAGTTTGACGATTCGTGTTTCTGATCGGGATCGGGAGCGGATCGAGCGTCTGCGCTCTTTGCTTTCTCCGTTTGCGCCTTTGAGCGAGGGCAAGACGATTTCCGCGGCTTTGGAGTTGGCCGAAAAGCATTTTAAGAATGGGTAGATTAGGATTCCGTTGGTTTTAGCCGAAGGCTGTTTTTGCTAATTCAATAACTCTGCGATTAGGAACGAGTTTGCTTTAACGGTCAAGTTTCTTGCGCCGGCTACGTTTTGAGCCCATTGGAAATTGACTGTGCCAGCGGTTTTTCCTATGACGATCAATGCCTCTATAATGCAGAATGCTTCTGTTATATTGCCTGATGTGTTGATGACCATTGTTGCTGTGATGCCCTGATTTGCAACGCTTGTTATACTCGCGCCAAGTGAAGGCGAAATTCCAGTTTCGACGCTCCAATCCTGAGCGAGCGACCCATAATATCCACTTGTTCCCGACGGTACGCTAAAACTGATTTTCATGTCATTCGCGCCCGCGCCCGGTCGGGTGCTTACGATCAGCCCTACTTTTACATGATACAGCTTATTGGCGTCTGCTGAAAATAAAAGTTCGTCGTCATTTTGCAATGTCGAGGAATTATTCACGGTTTCATCGGCTGTTTTGACAACGGAGCTTTGGCCTGTGATCTTCTTCCACACTGCCGCGCCGGCGGCGTTGTTCAGGCAGATGTAGGCGTCGTCGTTGGTTTCGTTTATCCAGATGTGGCGGATGACGTAGCCGTCGTTGATATCGTCGTTGGCAGTGGGGGCGGCGGTCTTGCCGGTAACCGATGGGACGGCTTGATTGTCAAGAGTTTCAAGAGCTTGTTGGACGTTGTTGTCGTTCTCTGAAAGAATACCGTTGAAATTTGATACATTGAGCGGCATGTAGTTACTTACACGTTCTATCGAGAGCGGAAGTGCGCCTCCTTCGGTGTTTGTTAAGTATTGCAGCATTTCAAGTTGAAGTTGCCATGATGGGTTTAGATTGGGGTCGAATATTTCTGTGACGAGTAAAGGACCGGTAATTGAATTGAGTCCCGATTTTGTGAATGTGACTTTATCGCCCGAAACGTATTTTAGATGGAATGGAATGGTTGCTTTTAGTTTTTCTGCCTTTTGAGTTCTGGTGGAAACGGAAGGCGGATTAGCTGTAGATTCAAGATAACCCAGGTTATGCGTTGGCAGATTGCCTGCGCCGGTGAAATTATATGCGCCATTCTCGTCTTTCCATACATAGTCCTTATTTTTTTCTTGAATGTTTCCCCAAGTGTCATTGTCGTTCAACGCTATTATATGATCTACCGATCGGGCGAATGTGTCGTCGACGGAGAATACTAGCGCGTTGAGATCTTCATAGTCTGTTATATAGATCAGGTATTTCTGCTGGAGTAAAGAGAGAAATTGTGTTACCTTGTCATTGAGGATTATTCTTTTACCTGTGGCGTAGAATTGATATCCAAGCCAACTGGCGGACGGGTTTAGCTTTGTGTATTGTAAAGTTCCGCTCGGTGTAGCAAGTTCAAACCATATGTCTAGTGCAGATTCGTAAGTGACATCGCCCGGCTGATTGTAGCGTGTGTGCAAAGCTAGGGAGCCTTTACATTTCCAGATTCCTTTTGTGAGCTGCATATCATATAGTCGAAAAGGTATTGTGTAATGAGTGTACTCGACGCCGTTGATCAGCGCCCCCCGCTCGATGCAAATTTCGTATTGAATATCGCCTTCGGTGTAGAAATCAATTTCGATGGAAGTTAGATTTATTTTGTATTTCAGGATTTGGAAACTACTTGTGCGTTCTTCGTTTTCCATGAACCAACCGCGTAAAATTGGGCTTCCGAAATTTTGCGCGTCTAGCATTGCTTCCAGAGATGGGTTTAGCGTTCTTGGCATTATTGTTCCCAGCTATGATACTCGTCATTCCACGCGCGCGCGTCTGGCGCGCCGACCGCGACAAGCTTGGTTTTTGTAATTGATTTGAGCTCTTGTATGAAGTCCATTTGAATCTGGTTGTACAACTCGCGGTAGTTATCGGACTGGTCTTTAGATAGATTGATCGATTCCACCTTAGCGCGCGCGCGGATCATCACGGCTTGCGCCGCTGCGCCGATCACGAGGATAGGGTCTTGCCAGGCGGGGAGGGTGGATTCGACTTCGGAGTCTAGTCCGTTCACGGTGTGAGGGATGGTGTAGCGGGCGATGAGAGTGTCGCTGGAGGTGACAGGCTCACGCAAGCGGAAGAAGAGTCGTTCATCTTCGTTGTATTGGTCGAAGGTGAGGGAGACGTCGGACTCTCCGCTATTGCCTTTGAGCAGGATGTCGGCAATAAATATAGCTTTGGGGTCTTCGTCGGATAATTCATATTCGTATTGGTCGTTCGCCCCTGTAATGAGCGTGCCTGCATTGACGGGCGCGTAGAGGTTGAAGGTCTTGAGCGCGGCGCGAACGGCGGCGGTGCAGGTCTCCGTCGTGAAGATCGTGCCGTTGTCGCCATGAAAGGCTTGTATCTTTGAAATAAGGATAGTCAGTGAATCGCTCATTTTGCCTCTAGGAAGGTCTAGAACCGCCGTACCTCTGTCTGTGTCGGGGTACGGCGTTCTTGTTGTGTGACTGGCTTGTTATTTTTGGTAACAAAGCCGTCTAGCTGGACTTGCGAATGTCTTCTAACGCTGTGCCGAGAATGTAGGCAATCAGCGTGTAGACTGCGTTCTGCAAGGTGGCTTCGTCCAAGCCGGCGCGGTTGCCGAAGAACGCGAGGATCAAGGCAACGATGGCGGCGTAGAACTTGCGGGACTTGAAGATAGTGGACATGGTTATTTTCCTTTCCGTTTGGATTTGGTCGGCGCGGCGGGCGTTTGCTCCGCCGCGTCCGCTTGGGGTTGCTCTTGCATGGACTTGACTGCCGCTCTCAATTGCGCTTCGGTCATGGTCAGTTTTGGACCGGAAGCCAGCACGAATACGATCGTATCTCCGTCTTGGCGGCTGGCGAGGATGGAGGTTTGCAAGAGCGCGGCGTATTGGTTGGCGAGTTCGAGCATGGCTTGACCTATAAGCGGGCGGTGTAATTTGCCCGCACGCCGACGAGGTCAAAGACGGTGTTTGCTCCCGCGTCCACGACCATGTACAGGACGAAGAGATCGTCGTCGTCCATCCATTCCGGCGTGGTGAGGGTGATGGTCATCTTGTGCTCGCCCAATGCCTTGCGTTCGGCGGCGGCATCGTGTTCGCTGTCAATGCTGGTGGCGACTGCGGCGGCGGTATGCGCCCCGACCGATGAGAGGGTTTGCTTGTTCAGTTCCACGGTGGCGAAATCATCAGCGGCGGCGGTGGTGATGTTGTAGAAAACATCAATGCTGACGAGATACGAGCCTTTCGTGTCCGCGCTGTTTTGCGGGAGGTTGATCGGTACGAACAAGTTGAAGGACGCGTCGCCGGCTGTGCGTCGGTCGAAAATCTTGTTGCTTGAATAGGTGGGCGTCCATGTGCCGGCGGATTTCTGAATTGCGCTCGGCGGGATCCAACGTGCCATATGTGTGTCGTGAACGTAACCCATGATATGTACTCCTTTTACACTGCGCAGGGTGGGCGCAGTGGGACTAGTCCCCTCCGCCTTTGACGGAGTGGTTGATAAGATGGTTTTATGTGGCGTTGTTCTTGTGCAGCGGGCGGAAGTCTGCCACGCCGACGGCGAGGAACTGCCGAACTTTGATGCGGCTTTCGTCGTTGGCGAACATGGCGGGATCGATTTCGGAGGCGGCGGAGAAAATCTGAGGCTTCACGCCGAAGATTTCTCCGATCATCACGCCGGGGACGAATTTAGGATCGATTGCCGCCGCCCAATCTTTGGCGTCTGTCCACTCGGGGACGGTGAGGACTTCAACGCGCCCGCCCCAAGAGGGCGATACGGCGCCGACGTTTTGCGCGGTGGCTTCCCAGCGCGGGACGAACAGGGCTTCAGCGGCGTTCTTCAAAGCGCGCGGCACGAGCACGAAGGACGGGTCAAGCGCTTGTTTCTTGCCCGCTCCGTATGATCCGCTGGCGTTCTTTACCAAAAGTGGCTGGTCGAAGACCGCTTTTGCGGCGGCGTTCCATGCCGTGTAGTCTGTGCCGAGCTCGGCAGTCAGCAGGTTGGCATGTCCGCCGGCGGTGGTCACGGGGGTGGAATTGAACAACGCGCCGGTGTCGGCGAGCGTTGGTCCCGCGCCGCTGGCTTGGGTGAAGATAGCGGCGACCTGTTCGCTCACGTTGCGGATGCCCGCCATGGCGGCTTCGCGCGGCATCCGCTGGAAGGCGCGGACGTCGTCTTTCAGCACGGCTTCGATGGTCAGCGGGATGTATCCGCCATACTTCGTGAAGGATGCGCTTTCCTTGTTGTCGCCGATGGCAAGCTCGGTGTATTCTCCGCGCTCGCTTACGGATGGCAGGGATGCGATCGTGCCTGTGCGAATCCACTTTACATCGTTGAGATTGGTAAAGTGTTCGACGGTAGCAATCTTCTGCCACCAGCCATAGACTTGCTCGTAGTCTGCCCATGCCTGAATGAGCACCTTATTGAGCAAGTCGGCGGTGATTGATGGGAAGTTCGCTGTTACAAGCTGGTACTCGGGATAATACCCGCCCATGAAGTTGACGTCGCCTGTTGCGAGCGTGTACGCCTCGCGGATGCCGGTCAGCGGGCGGACGCGCTTGCCCTGCATTTCGGTTTCGCGCGGCGCTCCGAGCAGGTCGGCGAGCGCGGCTTTGTACTCCTCCGCGCCTGTGATCATGCCGCCGACGCCTGAACGCGCTGGACCTTGCACGTTCCGCGCTTCGGTGAGAGCGGCGAGTTCTTCGCGGGCTTCGGTGATGGCGGTTTGCAGTTCGACTGCTTCGAAGGTGCGTCCGTTGAATTGCTTGCGGATGCGCTTCTGTACGATGTCGGGTAATCTCGATGCGGAGAGTCCCGTAGTGAGCAGGTGTTCGCACATGGCAATCAGCGTGTTGCGGCTCTGCGCTAATTGTGCGTCCATTTCCTGCTGTCGCTGTGTCTCGCCCAGCAACCGGGCGGCGGCGAGTTGGTTGGCTTCGATCTCTTGTTCGTGAAGAGAGGGAGCGCGAACCAATGTGCCCTCGACCTCGGTAATTTCTTCGGTCTCGGGGTCTTCTACTTGCACTTTCACTTTGTTTTTCATTTGACCTCCTTTGGTCAAGGGTGCTGGCGTGGAGAGGAATTTCCCTCCCCGCGCGGGATCTACAACCACGTCAACGGATTTGACGCGGACGATCTTCGTAACATTGCCTTTTGTATCGAGCTTGACATTGATCACGCTCGAAAAGCCGACGGCTTCCATGATGGCGGGGTCTTTCTTTGCCGCGTCGCGGATGGATAAGAGGACGTCGGCGGCGGGTCCCGATGGTCTGAGTGTGGCGGTGATGCCTTTTTCCGCCATGCTCCAGCCTGGGGATGCGATTGTCCCTGCGAGATTGCGCACGGATGGCGCTTCGAATAATCCCGCGTGGTCGATGAACACAGGCTTATTGTTGTACAGGTGCATGGCGTCTTGCAGGATCGCGGATGAGAAGGTGATGCCGTGTCCTTTGGCTTCGCCTTCGCTGATGGCGAGGATGTCGAATCCTTCCTCGGTGGCGGTGGCTTTGAGTTGCAGAGTAATATCTGTCATGGTCTTTGCTCCTAAAGATTTTCGCAGTGGCACGCTGGCGAGACTGCCTTTCTCTTGTTCTTCGGTTTCGGTCATAGTGCACGAGCAAGCGTCTTTGCAATACAGCGCGTGGTCTTGCGGTGTGACTCCGAATTCGCTCCATGTTTGTTCGGAGTGGACTTGTCCATTGAGGGCGTTGCACGAGGGACAAGGGTTTCCTGACGTGGATTTCCAGAGTAGGTTCATCAATACGAACTCGCGTTTTTGTCTTTCTTGCGTGGTTTTAAAAAGTTTGTGTAGCTGGGTTTAATTATTATTCGCGAGAGACCCATCGCGCCGGCTGGCGCGCTGTTCACGCCAACGCGCTTGAATAGGTACTTGACGGAGTCTTGACGCGACGCCCATTGAACGCCTTTGTTATTTTGTTTGTTCCGCGACGGTTTCAGGTAGGCAAAGTTGCCTGAACGGAAGCGCGCGAGATAGCGTGATTTATTAGTCATGATCATCTACATCTTTCGGATCGTTCTCGTCGTTCTTGCTATCTTCGATTGCCTTGGGCTGTTCTTCAGGCTTGGTCAGCGGTTTGCGCTTGATCTCGGGGGCTTTGCCTTCGAAGGGTTCGGCGAGCATCTTGAACAAGAGTCTTTTGAACTCGTCGGCTGTCAGTCCTTCGCGGTCGTACAGGTCGGCGAGTTGCGGATACGCTCGTCCGAGCGCGAGCGCGAGCGTGGCGTTATCGCGTTCGGTGATATCGGGTCCTTCGATCCAGATTTTTTTTGCGGGGTTGAGTCCTTTGATCTGGCACGCGACACGCGCCATGCGTACAAGCATGGCGAAGAAATCGTCCTGCATTTCTTCGAGATTGCGGAAGGTGGGCGTTCCTGCCGCTTCCGCGGTGGTGCGCGTGGAGGATTCAGGTTCGGCGAGGTAATGCAAGGGGAAGAGTGCGCCGGCGGAGATCATCTTCTTGATCGCGAGTCCGTCTGTGTTGGCGTCGAAGGCGTCGAGATTGGCGGATAGGATGCCCCAATCTTCGCCGCTTTCTGCATTGAGTACGAGTACGCTTCCGCTCTTGGGCGGGTTGGCGTTGATGTACCTCTCTCTGGCGGATCGCTCGGATTCTGTCTTGTAACTTCCGCGAATGACGTACATAAAGGCGGTGCGGAATCGGTTGAGTCGGACGCGGTCTTCGAGCCACGAGGAATAGCGCCCGATCCATACGAGCATGGGGGTTAGGTCGCCTTCGCCCCACACTGAGCCGACGGGTTGATTGACGGCGAAATGGAGCATGAATTTGTTCTGCTCTTCGTTTGGATTGTAGGCATCCCAGCCTTCATCGCCGACGGCGTCGCGCGTGTATTTGATTTCCTGCTCGATGTCGTTGTCGGCGGTGACGATCTCTTCGATCTGCTCGGCGGGCACAAGGCGGATGATGCTCATCCCGTCTGCGCCGACGTTGAACAGGGGGAACAGGTTGCCCGTCCGTGTGAGTTCATCCATCCAGCGGCGGGTGTTCTTGTTGAGGTCGTTGAGCGGATGATGCCACCACTCGGTGAGGAAGGCTTGAGTCTGTTCGTCGTTGGACTTGAGCGCGAGTCCCCTGCCGATGACGAATGAGGTCGTGAGTTTGACGATGCTTCTTGCAATGGGATTAACGCGCCATGCGCGGAGGGCTTCGCCGAAGACCTTTTTACGATCCCACGAATTGCGGGTCTCGTAGGCGTTGGAGAGTCCGCCTGTGAAGAAGTTGTTGTCGCGCTCGGGGGACAGTGAGAGCGCGGCTTCGAGCGCGTCGTTGGCGTTTGAGAGCTGGCGTTCTAACGACTTGATCGTTTCTTTGGGCGAAGTCTTTTTAGTAGGCATGATCCATTTCCTGCAATACGTCTATTTCTGGCTCGATGATGGCGGTTTCAGATGGGATGAACCAGGCGAGCTTGTCGAGTTCTGCGACAAGCGCGTCGGCGAGGATGTAATCGTCGTGCACGAGTTCGCCCGATGCGCCGCGTGTGCCGTCCTTGACTCCCCAGCGCATGGTTTTTTGCGGACCGACAAGGATTTCGCTTGTGCATCGCTGGTATTGCTCTGTGACTTGTTCGGTGCGCGCGCAATCTCGGAAGCGTCCTGCTTCGATGACGCCGAGGAATCCGTATCCGATCTCGCTCTTGGTTTGGGCTGAGAATTTCACTCCGATTGTTTTTGTGGGATAGCGTTTTGCGAGCATAGAGAATAACCCCTCTCCGACTCCGGTTGCGTCAATGACGATGTACAGGGGATTCCATCGATCGATGATCTGGCCCAAGGCGCCGAAGATGGTTACATGATTTTCTCCGTGCCATTCGAGGCGTTTCACTGTGCGGTAGATTGGGGCTTGCAGGGTTTCGAGCATGGATAAGTCTATATCGTCGATGCTGAGGGTAGTTTTGTCTCTGCCTGGGTTGGACATGCCTTCGAGTTCGAGCACGGCTTCATCTACGCCTGCCACGTCTATTTTGAGGGCGTAGATGTGTCCAGCTTGCGGCTGTTCTTGCGCGGGCTGGTCGCCTTGCATGAGGGCAAGGCGGCGGGCGGTGAACATGCCGGCGACGGCGTCGATCCGTTCGCAAAAGTATTGAGTCTTGACAAGCGGATGTTGACGTCCGAGCTTGTTGATCTCTGCGTCTACGAACCTACCGTAGGCGGGGACGATCTTGCGGACATCGTCGGCGGTGTACACGAACACGCGGCGGAGTCCGTCTTTCTTTTGCGCTTCGAGCGCGGCGTCATGTTCGCGGGCGAGCAAGGTATGATTTGTCCATTCGGTGCCGACGATGATCCGCGTTGCGTTTGTGGAGGCGGTCATCGGCGCGAATTTTTTATCGTAGGTGGCGGGGTCAATGTCCTGCGCTTCGTTGACGATGAGCAGCAGCGAAGCGACTGCGCCGACCACGTTTGCGTTGGCGTCGCCTGAAAGGTAGGACGTTACGGCCCGCCCGATCATGCGCATGTAGTCGCTGCGCTTTCTCCAAAAGGTGCGGGTGATGAGGTTGGCGTCCAGTCTGGATTCCAGGCGCATGATGGCGTTGATCGTCTGCGGTTTGTAGGTGGGATTGACATAGACGATCCCTGATTCGCGGTGGGCGTAGAGGTTCATGAGGTAAGCGACAAGGTTTGCAAGCAGTTCGTCCTTGCCGGCTTGGCGCGAGATGATAATGACGATGGTCAGTCCTTGCTTTTTGAGAACGGAATTGATCACGGCTTGCGCGGGTTCGGATTGATACGGGCGCATGGTTATCGCGCCGCCCCGATCCGTGAAGCGTTCGAAGGTTTTTGAGATGTTCTTGATCGTCTGCACGAGGGTGCTCATATGCCCATCTCGATTCGTAGTTCTTCGAGCGCGCGCAAGATGCTGTCGTGCACGTCGCCGCTCTTGCCGCGAATGAGGTAGTGAGTTCGTGAAAGAGTAGATAAGGCTTGAGTCATGATGGCGAGGGTGTTGAGGGCTTTTAGATAATGATCGTCTCTCAATTTGTTCCCGTTGGAATCGGTGTGCATGACCTTGTTGAAATCGAATTCTTCTGCGAGTCTGTCAATGCTGACGCGGAGCAATGCAATCTCGGAGGTAACGTCGATTTTCTCTGTGGCGTCGAGGCGGCGGTTTTCATCCGCTGTGAATTGTTTGGCGTAGAAGCCATGCCGTAGAGCGTTCTTGTTGCCGGGTTGCGCCCCTGGCTTGCGCGTGACGGTCTTTTTTTTTTCATACGGCGCGGGCTTTCAATTTAGAATGGCGGCGGCGCGATTCATCTTCGTGCTTTTGAATTTTCTCGATTATGATTTGGAAGTTTTTATCTTGTTCTTCGGAGATCTGCTTGACGGTCTTTGCCCACAGGTTATTGATTTCGCGTTCGTGTTCGAGTTGTTGCTCGCTGGTTTTGATTCTCTGTTCTTCCTGTTTCTCCTGCGCGTTGAGGAATAGATACGTCACGAGAATGATCGCGGCGGCAGAGGGGACTTGTTCAATGAGTTTTGAAAAGAGTGTGTCCATGTGTTGAACCCGGATCCGGATGCCGCCCATGAAAAGAATGCGGACACAGCCCATTCATGGGCGGCTGTGTCCGTTGGCGTGGGTTATCATCTAGAATTTTGTTATTGTCAAGGAATAACAAAAGACCGTAACCTTTCGGCTACGGTCTTTTGCGCTCAACGGTTTGCGTTAGCGGTTGGCGGGTTGCGCCAGACTCGCTAATTTTTCGGACGTGTCAGCCAATCCGCTGCACGCTTTGTTGGCAAGCCGTAACAGTACATCGGCATGGCATGGATGGTCAAGCGGACACCAACACGCAAGGTCTTTACCACGCAACGGAGCGAGCCATTCTTCAATCGTCAAATCTTCTCCGTTGACTGGCAGACAATCACCGTCCTTTATCATCTCTTCGAGATTATCTTCAAACAAATCCCGAACCTTTTCACGCGCTGAATATAAATCTCCGCCATCTTGAATAAATTCATAAAACGGAAACCAGTTACCCCAGCGAGAAGGGCGACCAACGTACACAGTATTTTCAGGCATTCGCCAACCCTTCGCGCGTTTGCGCTGTATTCGCTTCGGCATAGAGACTCCTTTGCTTAGGCTTGCCAACGGTTTGCGTTAGCGGTTGGCGGGCAAAGACTCTTGTCCGCTCTGATCGCCAGCCTGCCCGCCGTCAGCGTGCAAGCGTGGGTTAGCCTGCTTCTTCAGGGTACGCAACCCACAAGTAAGGCAGGTGTAATATTTGCGCCCGCGAGTGTGTATCTTCCACTCGCCGCATGTCGTGCAAAACTTTTGTGCTTGATTGTAGTAAGGTCTTTTTTCCATCGTTTCTCCAAGAGCAGGCTAACGGTTTGCTTTACTTGCGGTGGGCGGGTGTGGATTCGCCCTGCAAGGTGGATAAAACTTCGGGCGTGGATAATGCCTGTAAAGCGGCAGAATCCCCACCGTCAAGTGCAAGCGGTGTTGG